CCATTTTTATTTATAAGTTTTATTATTTCCGGTTGTGTAGCACCAGTCGGTATTTTTATTGTATACAGTTTGTTATGAGCTTTCACGAGTTTCCTTAATTCCGGTGATGTCAACTGACCTTTCAATTTACCCGATTTATATGGCATCTTTATTATATAAATATAAAATAAATATCTATGATAATGTATAAAAAATGCCAAAAAATAATACCATTATTGACAAATCACACAGCAAGAAAGAACTTCTTTTTCTTATTGATTATTTTAATATACCTACGGGATTATCTCAAAAGAATAATAAATATGAGATCGCTACTAACCTATGGGACATTATATCTAAATTAGATTATATCTCTATACCAAAAGAAAATCAATATCTCATTAATGATGTCAAAGATTTAAGAAAATATCTAAAAACAAGAAACCCAAAGAAAGTATTAAGTGTTAAAGAAAAAGATGCCATAACATTTAAAGCAAATAAGGTAATTCATTATTGTAAAAATGGATATAATATTACTGAAAGTTTTTTTGAAGACATGATTGAACTATATGACACGGCGTCACATATTTCAAAATATGGTGATTTACCTATCGTGAGAAAAGCAGTAAACCTTATCATGTATGATCCCAAAAAATTATACAATATTAAGTTAAATATTTCTCCGGATATGATGAATGAACTTCATGTGAGAAAGAAATTAAAGACGAAGGCTAAACATATTAAATGTGATATTAAACATGGGATTTTTGTTATTGATTTTGATTAAACCAAAATGGCACAGAATAAAGGTTAAGAATGCCAATATGGTTTAATATTTATATAAAAGAATAAATAAAAATGTTTTTGCCAAAATGGTTTAGTGCGTTTTTTTTAAAGTATTTTTATAATTTATTAAGTATAAATAAAAATGAGATACTTTGTTTTGAATGCTTATGATGACAGATCTGAAAAATATAAACATGATGATCGCTATGAATTAATTAAACCAACACATTATAAAGATATATCTGTTGATGTTATGGATGAATATTATTTTAAGTTATTTCCAAAAGAAGATTTTAAGAGAAAAGTTATATCATGTGCCGAAGGTCATAAATCATTATTAAAAAAAATTATTGATGAAGATTTAAAAGATGTTGTAATATTAGAGGACGACTGTGTATTGGATATTGAAAAACTTGAATTGGCTATGGAGTGTGGTTTAAAATTAAATAATTTCACATATCTTGGAGGATGGATGACATCATTAAAATTATATGAAGCAAAGGACTTTCAAGAAGAGAAAAAAAATGATATAAGAAAATCATTAAGACATAATAGCATTAATAAAATAGATTATGAAAAGTTTAAGATTTCCCATGCTTGTTGCTACTTCATACCCAATAAAGATATAGCCCAAACAGTATTAAATAATATTCCCCATTTTAAAAAATGTCGTGCGATTGATACAGAGTTTATGGGTATTCAAAAAAAAGGATTAATAACTGATTTTTATTATCCGGCTCTCGCCACATTACATATCAAAGATGCCAAAAAAGGTTTTAATTATTCATCATATAAACTCCCCGATGGCAACCAACAATTTTATTGAAGGGTGCGTTTTTTTTAAATTATTTTTTTTCTATGTTTAAGTATAAAATGGATTACTTAAAACTAAATAAAGATTTGGATTTTGGATTTAAAAGTGAAATGACTGCCAAAGATTATCTTGAAAAATATTTTGATTGTCAATTAAAGAACACCAATATTGATGATGGTGATAAGTTTAATAAGTTTGATTTCAGAGGTGTTTTAAAGAATGGGAGAAAATGTAAAATAGAATTGAAAACGAGGAGATGTGAGTTTGGTGATTATCCGGATTTACAGTTTGAACTCGGTAAGATTGAGAAGGCTATTGAACTAATAGAGCATGATGATTATGAATGTTTTTTTGTTTGGAGATGTATTAAGAAAAACGGTCAATTCAATAACTGGGGAGAAGATGGTTTTTATTTGTGGGAGTTTAATGATGATGAATGGTTCAAAGGTGAAGGTGGAAGAGTTGACAGAGGAAAAAATGAATGGAAAATGTTATGTAAAATTAAAAACCAATATATTAAGAAGATGTTTTAACATATACATCTTTGATTGTCTCTATATCAGTCCCCATTTTGTTTGATAATTTCTTTTCTATCTCTTTGACATCTTTAAGTAAATCACTCGCAACTATTTTTCTTATGATTGTTGTGCTGATATTCTTATTAATATATTTTTTACTCGTCTTGATTAACAATTGCGATATACTATTTCTTGATAATGGAAATAGTGTATCTCCAACACCTAATTTATTTATCCTCATATACATTCTTATAATCTTTTCAAGAGGCTTTGAAATCTTTATCTTTTTTTCTAAATATTTTTTACTCGTTTTATAATCGTTTAAAATGAACATGAGAGAACCTTTTTCAATAACTAAATAATTATCATCTTTCTTCTCTTTATCACTTAAAGAATTATAACCCTTCTTCCCTATTATCTTCATATTGGAGAGATCGTTTCTCATAGGGTTCTCAATTAATATAGAGAGGATCGTGTATGCCATTAATAATTTATTTTCTGTTGGAGAGATTGTATCTTTCTTTTTTAATTTTGGAATATTTAAATCTTTTCTTATCATTTCAATAAATGCTCTTAACTCTTCAATAGAGATAAATGAGTTCTTCTGTTTCTCTGATATGACACCCGAGGATTGATTTTCAAGGTATTTAGCATTAAGCTCGTCTCTTATATTATTATATTTCTCAATTAATTCTTTATCTTTACCTAATGCCATGAGTAAAATAATTATTGAATTATAATAATTTCTCTGTGTTGTGAAATGTTTTTCACTTAATTTCTCTTTAACTTTGTCAAAATCTTTTAGAAATCCAAAATCATCTTTCTCAAATATTTTTTGAAGTTTGTTAAGGTTTCCTACATACATTTTGATTGTGCTGTCTTTAATATTTGGTCTTGCTTCTTTAATTTTTTCGGTCAAGTTTTCTTTATTCATTTTATATAAACATAGATTTTAATTTAAAAATAATCTAAAAAAAAGGATATTATTTTTATCATATGTTTTGGTGATATGATAAACTTTAAAAAAAATTATTTTATCGTAGGGATTTTTATTTATAAGGGGTATATAAGGAAAAATGTATTTACTGGAAGAATACTTCAATCTGTCCGGTATTTTTATCCATGGTTAAGGTTCTCAATACTTCTTGATAAACCATTTGTGTATATGTTCCATCCGGTAATCCACCTTTGACATCACCATTAACACCACCAGCGTTCATGTGGAGATCAATACCTTTTGTGCCAACTCTCTCACCTCTATTGAGACGGAAGGCTTGCCAAAATTGAGATCCAGCAAGACCCCCCAACTGGGTTCTCCCTTCATAATGGAAATCGGATGAAGTGGCATCAACAATAGCACTTCCATTATCGCTGTATACCTCACGAGGAGTGTGGTAATGTCTCTTATCAGCATCATAAAGATTGAAGAAATGTCTTGAATTATTTTTCACATTTAGAGGATATAAAAATCTCTCATTAAAAAATAAATTACTCTCTAAAACTCCCGATGATCTTACCGCACCATGATCCGCAGTTCGGGGCTTCGTCATTCCTACTGCTTGATATTTATTTAAGATGGCTTGTTCTTTATTACCGGTGGGAACATAAGCACTATAAACCTTTGTCACAATCCTTGAAGAACCACCAATATTACGGGTGTTGACTTGGGCTGTATCATTAGCACTACGCGTCACAACACCAGTCGTGCCGTCTGTGTCGGTTTTTGCCGTGATAGTCTGTTTGGATAATATATAATCAAAATACCCCATCTCACTTGGTTCGGCATCTTTCATCTGTTGTAGAGATTGAGTGGGATAGAAAATATGATCGCTAATTAATTCCACCGAGTTCTGATCTATAAGGAACTCCCTATCATTCTTACCATCTGCCTTTTTGGTTAGACATACTCTGTCTCTTATGGTCGGTGTGAAATAAAGTTCAATCTGTATCCTATCGCTTTCAAACATAAATAGTGGTAATCTATTCATAGAAGATTTGAGGAATGGGAATAAATCATGGAGAACAACCGAGAAAGATGGTGATAAATCAGTTCTTCCATCTTGTGTGGTGATATACTGGAAATTATGATGTCCTAATCCGGCGACTTGGGATTTACCTTGCGAAGTATTATTATCAGCATCCAAAATACCGGTCTGTGTATACTCACGACCATTAGATAATCCATATCCATCAGCCGTCACATTATCCTTTGAAGTGTATGCCAACTCATAATCCATATCTCTTCCCGATAAATACTGTTCTCTCTGTGTCTGTGTATCATTATCCTTCAACATGGATCTTAATGATGAGAAATGCCCGAAATCTTCCATGTCGCAAATAACTCTTCCAGAACTCGTGCGAAGCACAGCCCTTTCAATAAGAGAATGAATACCAATATTGGGAGGAAGGAAAACACGGTTGATGTCAGCATCGGTGCTTGGTATAATTGAAAATGCTATGGAAGACGATGAAGATAGATGACCCTTTGGCTCTAATTCAAAACGACAAAATCTATTATCTGAACTGAAAACGACTGGTCGCAAAATATCACTTTCTATCTCTTGTCCTCCAATATATTCCATGGGTTTTAATCGCAAAATATCCGGTCTATTATCTTGTTTCTTATCGCTCATTTTATATTATGAGAATATATTAAAAAAAATAAATCAAAAAAGTTTAAAAAGGTATATACTTAATTGGCACTTAATATTTAATTGTTTTAGCCACTTTGGTTTAAATCTTTACTGCTGGACTTGAATGCCATTTTGGTTAAAAAATACACTCTGTTCGCTGTTTACAAAAATAAAAACAGAATGGGGATTATCAGTTGTTAAATCACTCTGAATATTCATTCCCCAGTTTTCATCACGGAAGTCTGTTCCTTCCCCACCTAATGCGTCATAATTTATTCCAAGACCGAAAATCTGTCCGGTGTTAGGGATTGTGGTGTATTGGGCTAATTTTTTATTTACATCAGCACTCGTCACTTGTCCCGTGGTAAAATCACGAGAAGTATTTTCAAGAGATAAACAATTCCTCATGTTATTTTTGAATGATTTAACAGCACTCACATAATCTTTAAGGATTACTGGATCACTTAAAATTGTGTCGGGGCTTTCTCTTACAACGGAATTGTTTTCAAACATTTTAGGATATAGAGATCCTCCCTTTTGCCATACCAACTTTTTAATATTCGCAACATTATCATCGGTGTTAGTAATCATGACGGTTGAATATCCATTCTGCGATCTATTGTTAAGATACTGTGATGGAACAAATGAAGAGAAAACACTTCTCACCTTACTTAAACCAAGATTGAAAGATACATTTGCGTTTGAAGAATTAATCGTGTCATAATAAGATGAAATGGATTGATAAGTGAAATTGGGTTTATTAGATACTACCCCCTCTTGAACTTCACATAGAAGTTTTAAATCACTAAACTCATAAAATGCGTCTGTAATACCCGAGGCATCATTTGTATTTGTAAATATCATTTGACTATCACTTGCGAGGGCGAGGACTATTTCCAAACCACCAAGAGCAGAATTGGAGAGGGGTATATCCTCCGTTCCGTTTAGAAGACCGCATGGGAGAGAAAGGCAGAACTCTTGGGCTTCACCCGAATAAACAACACTCTTATTAAATCCCGACCAATTGGGAAATGTTAATGCTCTATTTGACATAGAAGAAATATTATCCTTTACAGAACTGGTGAGGGGAAGGTAATTGGAGAGCATATGAGCGTAATGTCTCACTTGCTCTATTGTCTGTTGGTGTCTTATTGATCGTGTGGTTAAACTTTCAAATGCTCCGTATACTCCAAGTCTTTCATCAACTGACATGGGAGCAGTAGGAACACCACCAGTTCCATCTTTAAAAAATTGTATCTTACCACATATCTTCACAGATGATGGAATAAGGTTTCCCTCCATCGCTGGGATCTGGAAGATAAGATTTGACATTCCTTCACGAAAACTCATTTTACCATTACTGGGCTGATTTGAAACGGAAATCTCCAAATATCTATTGCTCATTTTACTTTATAAAATATATAAATAATTTATAAAAAATGTCAAAAAGGTTTAAACCATATTGGCTCAAATTAAAGGATAAGAATGCCACTTTGGTTTAAACTTTATAAATAAGAATAAATAAAAAATGTTTTTGCCATTTTAGTTTATTTTAAGTTTGGCTCTCATTATTTCTTTATATATCTGTCCGTTTATTTTTCTTGCTTCTTTATTTTCTTTATACCATTTATTCCAATCGCTCTCATAATGTTTAAATTGCGATTTGGCATGTATTTTATTTTGATAATGTCTTGGTGTGATTGGCATATATCTTGGATCATCTTTAACCATATCATCTACACTTTTCGTGGGTTCAACTTTTTCAACATTTTCCATTTTTAATATTACATAGATATTTTTATTTTATATTAATATATTAAAAAAGGTATGTCATTAATTATTACGGGAAACAAACTTGTCAATAGTGGTGTTGGAGATATTGGTTTATCACAGAACCCAGAGCATTATAGAAACTTTTTAAAAGAAACAATAACATTAAAAGCAGATAGTGAAGTAGCCGTCCAATCTGTAAAATTAACAAAAGGGGGAGGAATTAGAATACAACCGGACGATGGTTTCTATGTCATGTGGAATAAAGATTTGGCAAAGTTAGATGACGGACAAAATGAATATGATACAACCGGTGTTCCGATTTGGTGTCCTATTGGTTTAACTGAACCGGATAAAGCCGAAGATGTTTCAATTGATGAATATGCTAATCGTATCACAACTGCCATGAGAAAAGGTGTTCCTCATCCCGATTTAAATTATATTCCTTCAAGTTCTTTGTCAAATAGATATTATCCTTTGTCTGATGTATCATTTGACAGTTCATCGGGGAAGGTTGATGGTTTCCAATTAGCATTCGCACAAAACAGTAATGATGATCCATTACAGAATGTCACTTCTCTCCAAGGTTCACAAAAAAAATGGTATTTTGACGATGATGATACATTAGTTTCAACCGTTGATGGAAGTAAATTAAAAATTGAAAGAACCAAGGGTGGGGGAGCTAATCCAGTAATAGATGATGAGATCGTTTATACCGGAATGCCAACAACATTTAAAGGTGGTAATTTAAGAGTTGATCTTGATGGATTACTTGAAGACGCATCAAGTGGAAAGTTTAAAGTAATGACTGATTGGGCTGTTGGATTAACAAGGAGCAAAGATATTTCACCCTCTTCATTACCGTCAGATGTTAATTTTTCAACAGACGGATTAATGCCAAGAACTGGCGGTCAGACTGTCGGGAATAGTGCTGGTAATATTCAATTTTACGATTTTGTCATAAGATGTATTGAAGATCAAAATGGAGTTAAAGAATTAGTATTGGGTCACATGGTTAAAAAAGATGGGACAACTACTGGGGAGATGTGTATGAGAGAAATAGATTATTGGGGATTTGACAAGAGTGGTGGTGTTAATAATCCAGTTTTAAAATCAACTGACGGTAATGGTGATCCCGCAAGATACAATTTAACAACCAACTCCTCAAACATAAGACAATTTCTCATAAGAGTTGAAAATGATATTGTTTCGTTTTGGTATTATTCTTATACTGGTTTAGATACAACTGATGACCCTTTGAATGATGGCAATAAAGCATATTGGACGAAGTTTTGTTCTTATGATTTGTTTGACTGGACGACTGGTGATAATGCTGTTAATTATAAAGTCAATTACCCAAAACCAATTAATCAGAACACATGGTGGTTATATCCAAAAGTTTATATAGAACAAGATGCCGGAGTAAATTATCATTTACATTTATCGGCTTATACTGGTGTCACAAGGAGTGGAATGACTGGGACATATCATAATCCGGTGTATGATTGGAGAGTATTACAAGAGTTGGAAGGAAATGAAAGTATCACGAAGGGATTGGATAATAGATATTTTAATGACATGGTGGATACAAAGACATATGATTATATGACAATAAGATCTCTGACAGATCCATATTTAAAAGAACAAGCATGGGTGATGATATTATTGGAAGATAAAGAATATTACCCATCAACAGTTTTGGCACAAGATGTATACATGGGGAAAAGGTTAGGATTTCCAGAGATAAAATTGTTAAGACCCGATATAAACGGTTCGGCGATAGATGTAGGGAAAGCAAATAATGTTGGAGATCAAAATGAGGGTTGGGCTTATACTTCTGTGGATATGCCAACATTATTATCAAGTGGAACTCTCTTTGTAAGATTAGATAATTTCACACAGAAAACTCTTAATGGAGCAGTCGGGAGACCTTCAAAAATATTATACACAATTCCTTCTTATGATATTAACGGATCCAATCAAGGACTTATGTATTACGAGCCACAAGACAGAGTATATGTTAAACTCGGCAATCCTCAACCATTAACAATAAATACATTTGACATCTCTATATGTGATGAGAATGAAGTGTTGGCACAATCATTATTGGATCAAACAATAATTACATTACATTTTAGAGATAATCCACATGTGAATTAAAAAAAATATATATTAATATAAATGAAAGTATTAATCAAGAAGTCCACAAAACCAGAGAAAAAATATATGGCGATATTTTGTGATTGTGATTGTAAGGGTAAAAAAAATGAATGTGGTAAATCCAAGAGAACAAAGACGATACATTTTGGATCTGCGAATATGTCTGATTTTACAAAACATGGAGACGAGAAGAGGAAACAAAGATATTTAGATCGCCATAAGGCAAGAGAGAATTGGGACGATCCAAAAACTGCCGGAGCGTTGAGCCGTTGGATCCTTTGGAATAAACCAACATTCAAAGCATCTGTAAAAGATTATAAAAAACGATTTAATTTAAAATAAATATTAAAATAGTTTTATAATTCCCTTTTTTACAAATTAATAGAAAATATTTAAAATCTATTAATAATATAAATGAACTTTATGCCCGAGGTTGAGTTTGAAGAGGAAGAAACACATGACGAGAATAATATAAAGATGGATTTGGACGATAAAGAAGAAAATGTTGAGGAAGCCGTTTATGAGGAGGATAATGGAGATGAAGATGATGAAGGAAATATTTTACCGGTTGTTGAGAAGAAAGAGAGACAATATAAAAAAGATGATATTTTTATAAAGGTAAACCAGCCGGAACCAACCAAACCTCCTAAAAAGAAAAGAGTATTGACAGAGGAACATAAACAGAAATTGGCACAAGCAAGAGAAAAAGCATTAGCAACAAGAAGAGCAAACGCACAAGAAAAGAAAAGGATAAAGGAATTAGAAAAGAAAGCGAAACAAAAGAAAACAAAAGAACTTGAAGACTATGTTGAGAAAGGACCAACACCAATAATTGAACCACCACCACAAATTAGGAAGGTTGTGGAAAGAGAACCAACATTAACAAAAAAAGATATTGAAGAAGCCCAATTGGAGGCGATCATTAAATATGAAACATTAAGAAAAGCAAGGAAGAAAAAGAAACAAGAGGAACAAGAAGAAGAAAGAAAGAAAGAAGAAACAAGAAACGCAATCAGAAAAGCAACACAGCCAAGAGGAAATATATATCAAGGACAACAAGGTTTTTGGGATGATATGTATTAATTAATTTTTTTTATAATATATTGTAAACATGGAGGATTTTACATTAAGTGAATTAGGTGTTTTTTTAGGAGTAGTGGGTGGAATATTTACAAGCATTCTTCTTACTATTCAAAAGAGCAAATGTGATAAAATATCTTGTTTATGTATAAAGTGTCATAGAAAACCGGAATTGAATACAAATACTTCACAACCCAGTCCTAAACCATAATGGCAAAAACATTTATTCTATATTCTTTTATTTATAATTAAACATAAATGTTAAACCAAAGTGGCTTTCTCTTTCTTTAATTTGTGCCATTTTGGTTTAAAATATTTATTAATATAAAATGGTTGAAAAAGTTAAAATTACATATAAGGGTGAGAGCCGTATGGTTCCCACAACATACATGAAAGGTTTAAAAGGTTATGACAGAAAAAAACAAATCAAAAGTATCTTTGAGGGTAAAGACAGACCAAAGACAAAAGCACCAGTAAAAAGATCATCATGGGTTGAGAAGTATGAAAAGAAATATGGGAGAAAAATAAGTGATAAAAAATATTTACATAAAAATATAATATCCAAGATTGGAGCAGATAAAATAATTAATAAAGGACAAGGGGCGTATTATTCAAGTGGATCTCGTCCAAACCAAACGGCTTATTCATGGGGATTAAGTAGATTAGCGAGTGTGATTATGGGTGGAAAAGCAAGAAAGATTGATAAAGATATTTGGGAAAAATATAAAAAATAAAATATATATTATATATATAAATGGAAGGAAAAAAGAAATCTGTGCCAAAAGTTTTGAAGGTTAATGATATTTTAGAGAACAATAAATATAAACCGATACATAGCCATCTCCCTCAACCACAGTTCCTCACTTTAATCATAGGATCTGTGAGGAGTGGGAAGACAAATTATCTCATCAACGCATTAAGAAACGGCACCGACTTTTATGGAGAGGACTATTGGGATTATTATAAAATTATTTCAAACACATTAAATAACGATACAAAAGGAAAATATTTTAAAGATGCTTTTGATGATTGTGACGATCATTACACAGATCAAATGATTAAAGATCTTGTATCATCTCAAAAGAAATATGAGAGAGAAGAAATGCCAACCATGTTAATTTTACTTGATGACATCCTCTCTCGTGATTTCAAAAAAACTAATGACATCACCTTCTTATGTAGTAAGTTCCGTCATTATGAAATGTCAATTTTTTTGACAACTCAATCGTTCCGTAGCGTGGGAACCATCATAAGGAATAACGCAACGAATGTCTTAATTTTTCGCCAAAATAACTCCAAGGAGCTTGACAAGATAAAAGAAGAGTATAGTGAATTATGTGGGTCAGAGGCTTTATTTATGGAATATTATAATTTGGCACATGATCAACCACATTCATTTTTATATATAGACGGTCAACAGAACCCAGCACATTTCTATCGTAGACATGAAACCTTATTGGGGATTGGTGATAAGAAGATTGTAAATGAAACACCAAAAGAGAAACCATCACCATTCAAACAAGAGAAAGATTTTACACCAAAGGATATAAAGAAAAAAGAAGAAGGAAAAATGGTTTATGAAATGGAGGGATTTAGAGACGACTAACATTTTTAATTTATTTAAACTTTTTTTTTAAAATATTATTCATATATAAAATGGATAGTTATGGGATGGCAAATGCGGAACAGACTTTAAATCAATCAAGACAATTTGTCGCAGAGCAGAACGCTCTTATCAATCAAAATAATTTAAAAAGAAAAGAAGACAAGGACGCTAAATTATCACAAGATAGTTTATTAGGTGATATGAATTATGCCAAAGATAGTGTAAGTGATTTATATGCCGGAACCGGAGTTCAACAAGCAATATCATCTCGTAATGCGAGATTGAAAAGAAATCAATTAAAGGCAGAAAATATGAAGAAAACCGCTCTTGCTGGTAGGAGTGAGGCTGAATATGGAGACGCACAAGTAAAGAACGCATACGCATCACAACCAAAAGTCATGTTAAGTCCCGAAGCACAAGCACAGTTGGACGCACAGAGAGAACAGATAAGATCATCATTACCTAAACCCCCAGCAACAGCACCGAAACCCCCACCACCAGCCGGAAGACCTCCACCAGCCGGAACAGTTATAAGAGACGAAGACCGACCCACACCAGACGGACAACCAAGAACCCCAGCACCGGCAACAACAAGTAATGTAAGTCAAGCCACACCGGACACAGATGATACACCAAGATTGACAGAACCACCAGCGGGATCAAAACCAACTCCCACAACAGTTGAAGCACCGGAAGAGACTTCACTATTAACAAGAGGTATAAAGAGTGCGACTGGACTTTCAGAGGAGACAAGTGAACTCGCTGGAAGAGTTGGTGGAGGATTAGCCGGAGCAACCATGGGAGGATTAAGTTTATATGATGATATTGCTAATAAAGAGAAAACCGGTCATTTTTTTAATCCAAAAGATAGTGGTGCTGATGATTTTTCTAATGTGACGAATATTATAGCCGGTGCGAGTGATGTTGTTGGTTTAGTTCCGGGTCTTGAATGGGTCGCCGGTTTAGGAAATGCCGTTGGTGGTATTGGTGGAATTGTTAAGATGTTTGGAGATCATGATAAAAATGTTAAACAACAAACAACCGATCAATCCAGTTATAACCCAACTGCGAATGTGGGACAGAGTATATCTACAACAACTGGTCGTATAGATCAGACGGCACAAAGTAATTTAAGACAGCCCACAACATCTATGGGAGTATATTAAACCTTTTTGGCAAAAACAATTTTTTTATTTTTTAATTATACCATTTTGGCATTTTTATTATATAATAATTGCCACTTTGGTTTATTTGAATAATTCGTTTATTTTCCGGAAATTATTATCTATGTTTAAGTATAAATAAATCATGGAAACATTAAACAATTCTGACATCACAAAAATCATAACCCAATACAAAAAAAAGAGAGAAAGAGAAAAGAAGAACTATCATGAAAGATTAAAGGTTGATAATGAATGGTGTAAAAGAAACCAGCAAAGGGCTTTGGATCATTACAATAAAAATAAAGATAAAAATAAAGAAAAATATAAGAATGATAAAGATTTTGTTAATTCAAGATCCATGTTTCAATATTACAAGAGAAACAATCGCATCATGGATTTTAAAGATAAATACCCCGAAAAATATGAATTATTAAAGTCTCGTGGTGTAAAAGTAGAGTTTGAAGAAGATTTAAACGCACCAAAAAATAATATTATTTTAAGTTTTGAATAAAAAGTTTAATTTTTCCGCAGTTTTAAAAATCGGGTTTTTTAAACAATTCCCTTTTTCTCTTTAAGTTTAAAGATATTAATTTTTTAAATATATTTTTTTATCGTATTAATTAAATAAATTGATGCGTTTATTTGAATGGATTTTTATATATATTTAAGTATAAATAAAAATGTCCCAAGTTTCCAAAGCCCCCAAATGTTCCGATTCTCAATCTGCCAAAAAATCATCTATTAATAATTCAAGTATGGTGTGTGAAAAATATTTCAAAACATTCAAGTTAATTCCAAATCAAAAATTGCCAACCTCTGAATGGGCGAAAGATAAACCAAATACCCATTTATGGAAACATGAAAATATTTCAACTTTGGAAGATTTCAACACACCAAAAACAAAAGGTATTCCATGTGGTAAGAGAAATGATATTGTAGTTGTTGATTTAGATTTTTACGATAAATATGATAAAGATGGAAAATTAAAAAAAGCCTTTGATCCATCCAATAATCATTTCATAAATATTTTTGGAGGTATTGAAGAATGTAAAGAAATATTTAAAGATCATTTAATAGTTGAAACCGCAAGAGGAGGTTTACATTTATATTTTAAATATGATCCAACAATTAAAACAACATCAAGTGAGGCACTTGGTATTGATATTAAAAGTGATGGTGGATATGTAGTTGGCATGG